ACAGTGATCCTGAATATGCAGCTCAAGTAGATGCTATCAATGAGTCATGCATTGACTTTGCTGAGAGTAAGCTGATGGAGCTTATCAATGGAGCTAAACATGAAGTAGCAACAGCTAAGGGTGAAGTGCTCCAGGTGCAAGATGGACCAAACCCAACTGCATGTATTTTCTACCTAAAGACTAAGGGTAAAAAGAGAGGATATGTGGAGAAGTCTGAGCTAGATGTGGGTGGCAATGGTATCAATATAACCCTTGACAGTCTGATATGATTACACTAGGCAAGTACATAGATTTTAAGAATGCTGGAGACAATGTTTTCCTGCAGGCGCAAGTAGTGACTGGGTACAGTAAGGAGCAGCTCAGAGAAAAGTCAATGGATGATATTGCGCCCTGGATCACTAAGTTCATTGATGAATGTAAGGAGTACAATCAGAACAAGCTTGAGAAATACATAAGGATAGGTGATAAGGTGATGGGATTCCATCCCAACTTAGAGGCAATGAGCTTTGGTGAATACTTAGACCTCAATCAGCTAGTGAGTTCTGACTTTACTAACAACCTACCTAAGATTATGTCTATTCTTTACAGACCAGTAGTATCTGAGTTCATGCATAACTATGAGATTGAGAAGTACGATAGCAATGTCCACATAAAAAATGCTGATTTGTTCAGAGAGGTAGATATGGCTTATGTGAATGGTGCAATGGTTTTTTTTTGTCTGCTCAGAGACGATTTGCTGAGCAGTTCCCTCAAGTTCTTAGACCAGCAGATGATGAAGCAGATGGAGGAGAGCCTGACAATGATAGAGCAGGCAATAGCCTCACAGGGCAATATGGATGGTGGCACATCATTGAGGAACTAGCAAATAGAGACTTAACAAAATTCATGATGATCACTGACCTTCCAGCTGCACAGATATTTGCTCACATCAGTTACATGAAAAGCTACAATAATGTCATGCACCCATTGACCCTTTGATATACTAATAGATATGAGTACTACACTATACACTTACAAGGTCATTGTCAAGCTACTTGAGACATGGGCTAACAACCATCCACAACTGAAGCGATTCAGCTACAACACTATCCAGGAAGCAGATTTGGGAAAGAGTGATGAATATGCATGGATGCATGTGGCTCCATCATCTATCAGCTATGACAATGGGAGTAGATCTATTGCCATTGATGTCATGATAGCTGACTTAGTTAAAGATAAAGATGGCAAGCCATTCAGTGAACTGTCAGTGATTAACAACTGTCATCTGATTTTTGAGGACTTGTTGTCTGAGCTTGAGAACGGTACTTTGTTTGGTGACAATACCATCCTGCAGATGCCCATCTCAGTTACTCCTTTTTTCAATAGCTTTACTAATAACTTAGCAGGAGTAGAGGGAACAATAACAATAGAAGTAGATTTTACCTTTAATCAATGTGACGCACTATAGTTATGGCCAAGAAATTAGTATTTACAACAAATGACCCATCCGCATCTACTGACTATGCAGCTGCAGATGGCACATGGAAACCATACAGCGGAGGTGGTGGTGGCAGTAGTCCACTAACTACAAAAGGCGATTTATACACACGCAATGCGTCAGCAGATGCAAGGTTGCCAGTTGGATTAGACACACAAGTATTATTAGCAGATAGCACAACAGCAACCGGACTGAAATGGGGTAGCAATACCACACCAACTCCAACAGGATACTATGCAATGTATCAGGATAACAATACTCAGACCATTACAGTAATCAATACCGGATATCCAATCAAGTTCAGAACAATGGACTTGAGTAATGGTGTTTCGGTGGTCAGTGACTCCCGTATCACATTTGCTAATACTGGTATCTACAATCTGCAATTTAGTGTGCAGCTTGAGAATAGTGATACCCAAGAACATGATGTCACTATATGGCTGAGAAAAAATGGAACTGATGTAGCAGGCTCATCCGGATTTGTTGCTGTAGTAGCAAAACATGGAGGAATTAATGGTCATGTGCTGCCATCGTGGAACTACCTTCTTGATGTGGTAGCTGGCGAATACTATGAATTGGTATGGAGTGCCACAAGCACATCAGTAACTATGCCTTTCTATGCAGCTGGCTCACCTCCACCATCCACTGCTTCTGCAATTTTTACAGTTACTCAGCAAGCTGGCATCATGGCAGGCACTGGTATTACTGCTATCAATAGCTTAACCGGTGCAGCACAAACAATGGTGACTGGCAGTGCAGGTACTGACTTTGCAATTTCATCTTCAGGCACTGCTCATACATTCAATATACCAACAGCCTCAGCTTCAAATAGAGGTCTATTAAGTTCGGCTAATTGGACTACATTTAATAATAAGCAGGATGCTATCACACTAACTACTACTGGCACAAATGGAGCAGCCACATTGGTGGGCAGTACTTTGAATATACCACAATATGCCGGTGCAGGCAGTGGTACATCTTTTTTTACTGGTACATTTGCCGGTGCTACTGTTGGAGCATCCGCAACTGTGTATGCCACTCTTACCGGTGGTAACTTTGCTGGTATTGAAAATGCTAGGGTTACTATAATGCCACAAGCCTGCACAATTAGCAGAATGTACTTTGCCACTGCCACAACACAACCAGCTTCGGGTTCACTCGTTTTGACACTTAGAAAAAACAATGCTGATACTGCACTGACATTGACTGTTGCTGCTGGTAGTGCAGGTAACTTTTTCAATAATACAGCTAATTCAGTATCATTTACAGCTGGGCAATATGCATCTATCAAATTTCAAAACAATGCTACCGGTACATCTGCTCAGGCAAATGCTGTAGCACTAATGGTAACGATATGAACTATACAATTACTGAAAAGGAAAATAACATCACTGAGCTCATTATACCAACAGATGGTCAATGGGGTACTATCTGCTTTGCATGGGAAAAGTCAAACATTGAGTTTACAACTGCGCTAGAAAGTCAAGGTATAGATGTATTTGTAGCTTTGCTAATTGCTGACCCTAACACCGCTTATACCAATTTCTGTGGAGCTTAACAATCTGCAAGAGCTACTCAATGAGTTTGTGACTGAGGTAGTCCAGGAAGCTCAGCGCAACATAGGTGCCACACAAAAGGTATCTAAGTTCAAGGTGAGCAAGACGATCAGTAAGAACTTTGTAGCTAGTGGAAAGCTAAAAAGTGGACTTAGAGGAAAGGTCAATAAGGACATGACTCTCTCTTTTTATGTGGTAGGTGCAGCAAAGAAGTATGCAATGGCAATAGAACATGGACAGAAAGGTACTAAGGGAATGCCTACTGATGATCCATACTACATGCCATCAAAGAATGCTACCACTGCAAGGATGCCTCCATCCAAAATGATATTCAAGTGGATGGAAAAAAAGAACATCAAGTTCAGAGACAAAGATGGTAAGTTCATAAGCAAGCCATCAAAGAGCAAGAGAGAGGGGATAGCTTTTGCCATTGCTAAAGCAATAGAGGAAAGGGGTAGAGTAGGATTGCACTATTTCGAATATGCCTACTTAGATACACTCAAGGCAATGGGACCGGATATACTTAATAGTATGGGGAAAGATGTAGAAGTAGAGCTGATGAACACATTTAGATTAGTAAAAAAAGCATGACATGGCGATAAGTATTTTAAGAACAACAGCCAACACCAACACATACGATAATATCTCAAAGGGTGGCATTGACAATGTGATAACTGCATACAGTACTGAGTATGCCAATACTGGCTTCAGGTATTGGGTAAGTATCAATATGGTCACTATCAGTGGCAATGTATTTACTACCTTGTATATTCCCCCCAATCCTCAAGGTCATGGCATCATCAATCTCAGACCACACATCATCAATAGTGTGCCCAACAAGACTTTAATTGACATAGCTCTAACCGGTCCATACATTCACAATCCCATCAAAAGCACTGGAGATGCCGTAGTGAAAAAGGATGCTATGAATGGCACTCTACAAGTACAAGTATGGGAGGCGTGGGATGTAGCTGGAGTATTCACGCAAGACCCTGGAGAAAAGGGACCACAGACATTGGAGATGATGGCATTTCAAGGGTGGAGCAACACTGGTGATTTTTATGTAGAGAATTGCGCTGCTAGACTTACTGCAGGTTTTGTTGATTACGACAGACACACATTCTATCAGAGACTTGCCAGCAAAGTACCGGTATCATTCAGAGCTAAGGCTATCATGGTGCCAACTTATCAAGATGTATTTGGTATCATCTGTACCAATGCTGACAATGGTACCTATAGTGGCAATCAAGATGGACTCAAGCAATTTGTGCACATAAATTTTTATCAAGTAGATGGCACATTGATTTCCACAGATACAAGCATTGGAGTGGATATGATACAAGGTGGCATGGCTTTCATTCCAGCTCATTGGAACAATATATCTGACATCATTGGCATTCCACCAAATACAGCTTTTTACACTCTTCAACTCAAAGATATTAACGATAGTTTATGTAGTGAGGAGTTCCTTTTCTACATTGAAGATATAGACTGCAGATACGAGCCTATCCACATTGGATGGATTGGTAAGCTAGGGGGATGGAACTATTTTACCTTCACTAAGAAAAGTGAAAATAGCATAGACATTGAAAGAACTGAATACAAAAAGCCTTATGGTAACTATGCTAATTTAGGTTATGAGCAAGTCACACCTGGTATGCTGTCAACTGATTGGAATGAGTTCAGACAGAATGTGAGCAGAGAGAACATGGTGACTAAGTACTTGACAGTGACTAGCGATTGGATTTCAGAGCAAGAGTTTTTATACCTTGAGACATTGATGGTGGCTGATGTAGTTCACTGGGTGTATGTGGAGGAAGAGGTGCCAATACCCATGATCGTAACTGAAAATAGCTACATCATGAAAAAAGAAAGAAACACAACTAAGTACAACATCACTATTAAGTTCAAGTATGCACAAGACTACTTGGCAATAGCTTATACTCCTACACTATGAATGATGTGATATTAACTGTGTACGATCAGTCAGGCACTGGCTATGTACTAGACCTTTATGGTCAGGATACCATCTCCATGAATTTCAACTTTAATAGCATCACTACTTTAGAGAGTGGTGATGTCTATAGTCAGGAGTTCCGCATACCAGCTACACTAAACAACTGCAATCTATTTGGTCTGCAGAGTGATTTCAATATAGTATCAACCAATGACATCAAGAGAAAGTTTAGAGCTATTTTGACTGTTGACACTGTGCCAATAGCTGAGGGTTTTGTGCAGTTCAAAAAGTCATTTGTTAAGTACAACAAGATGTCTGACTTTTCAATAGTGTTTTTTGGAGATGCTGTTGATCTAGGTACTAATCTCAAAGATATTGATTTCAGTGTACTTGATTTCACAGACCTTGAGCATCCGGTAAATTTCACGAATTGCAAGACAGTCAATGATGGAGGTAGTATTGGTGGGAATGATTATAGTGATCACAAGCTTTTGTGGGCATTGATAGACAGAGGTCAGCAGTTCATGTCTTATCCATCCAATCTGACCGGCACCTATGTGGATGCACCCTACTCCTATGGGAGTGGAGCTACTGCATTCTTTCAGCCGGATAATATGCTGAATCCTGAAGATTTAACACCATGCATCAAAACAAAATATCTAGTAGATAAAATCAATGACTATCTAACAAGTCAGGGCAAAAGAAAGATACAATTAAGCACAGAGCTCATTGACCAACTAGATAAGATATGCATGCCATTTATTGGTGCTGATGGTTTCATCAAGTACCAGGACAATGGAGCAAATAACATACAGTTCAAAGCTTATCAGACAACTGATGAGACACTGAGCTGGTCAGTGCTGAGTGGCAGTACTTACATAGCTAAGACATTAGGCTCATACAGTGAGCAGATAGACATAGGCAGTAACTTTGATGCAATCACCAACACATATACCATACCTACTGATGGCTACTATCAGTTTTCATTTAGGGGAACGGTCAGATGTGAGTTAAGTGCTGCACCAGGTGTGTTGTATCCACCTCAAACAACTGTAGTACCCGCATTTTTGGTGGATGGGGTAGATTTAATTGCAGGATGGAATCTGCAAATGAGTGGCACTATCAATACCGGTGGACCTAATCTTGACAGCGGAACTGCTGACTATCCAATAGAGGCTAGATTGAATAGAGTACCTCTAGGTGATTTTAGTGGATTAGGAGGAGATACAGCTATAGGTTTCACTACTTATACTGTGGCAGATTTATCGGTGCAAAATCAAGAGTTAACAGTACAAGCTTTCAATAATGACCCACAAGTAACCGGATATAACAGCAGATATTTTACAGCTGGTCAAACAATAGAACCATGTTTTGCTGCTTTTGGTGATCCTACAGATGGAGGGGCAAGAGACATCATATCTCAATGTACTATTTTAGACTTTCAAAAGTTACAGCTCGCAGTAAGTACTGATTTTAGTGCTGCTCAAATGGCACCTTTAAACTATCAGCTACTTGATTTCCTCCGCGACATCATGAAGCTTACCAACTCAGTAGCCATTCCTAATTACTCCAATTATGGGGTAATTGATATAATGACTATGAATGAGTACTTGACCGGTGGAGGTATTGTTGATTGGACAGTTAAGCTAGATGAAAATGCAGAGATGACTATCATCCCATCCTCCGAGTATCAGACAAGAAAGCAAGTGTTCACATATAGTGAGGGTAGTGATGTGGCTAATCAAGCCTATAAGACAGTGGGCAGATTGTTTGGAGCACTAGACTTATATGACACTCAGAGTGATTTTACTACGGGAGAAAATACAGTACAGCTAGAGGCTTGCCCTACTCCCAATCAAATGCTGAACAATCACACTACTTGGCATCTACCAAAGTTCGTGGATAATGACTACCAATTTGTCACACCAGGTGCGAGATTTTTGTATTTTAATTTTGATGATTTGTTCCATATCAATCCGGAAGGTGGAGTGGTAGTAGGTGGACCTGATGGTATGCAAGTTCCATTCGTGGGACAGTATGATACATTGCTGCCTGACCTCAGTTCAGAGGACTTAAATTTCTCTCAGGAGATACCCATGCATCCAATCATTTCAGCTCCTGCCAACACAAGATTTTTGAAGTACTACAACAACTATCTGCAAGAGCTATATAGTCCTGAGAGCAAGGTACTCACAGCGCAATTTAATCTTGATGTGACTGACATCCTCAATCTGCAGTTCAATGACAGCATCTTCCTTTTCAATAGTTATTGGAGAGTATTGGCTGTGGATGGCTACAACATGGGAATCAATCAGAGTACATCAGTGACATTGATTAAAAAGCTCAGCACAGTAGAACTGCCAAATGTCTGTACAGATACAGCCATAGCAATACTAAAGGATGGCTCAGTAGATTGGATGAATGGAGGTAGTCAGATTTGCTGTGAGCAGATTGGATACTACTGGGATGCGTCAGTAAGCAAATGCTACCGCAGTCAGAATCAGGGAGGGCTAAAGCCTAGACCTACATCACCCCTAAGTGCAGTAAAGGGAGGATTTGACTCTCTATTCAATGGAGCATCTATCAAAAAAGACCCATCAGCTACCGGTACAATAGTGGTAGGTGATAAATTGACAGTAACTGGAGAGGCAAGAAACAGCATAGTAGGTGGCTCAGATTTGCTAGTACAAAACAAAGGTATTTGGTATGGGGGTGGCAATGACACTCAGTTCAAAAATCAGAGTGCAACTGGTATCATGACATGGTTTGGGAAAGATATGTTCACTAGCGCATTGACAGAGGGTATAGTAGGTCAGTTTCTCACATTGCCTAACTGTACTTATGCAGTCACTGTGACATTCATAGCTACCACATGGGTATCACACACACCAGCCTGGCATCCTGACAAGATATACAGCATACAGACATACTCAATCATCACCAACATAGCAGGAACAGCTACCGGAGATATACCACACAATAGGATTATTGATGTAGATCCGGGTGGCATTGGTCCAATGGAGCTTTTGTGGAGAACAGATACCAATGATCCTGCAGTGATTAATCTGTATGTAAGGAATCTCAATGGCACCTATCCAACAGATGAGATATATTGGACAGCGCAAGTGAATGTAACACAAAATGGTTCAGAATGACAATAGATAAGATAGACCCTGCACATATAGCAGAGGCATTGGCACTACTACAACAGAAACTACCAACGGAATCAGAGGTCGGTGCTATCGCCAAAGGTAAGTATAAGAATAAGATGAGCAAGTACATCACTAAGTTCATCAACTATTCAATCGTGATTATACTAATAAGTACAATACTAAGTGGAATAATATGGCTGATGAGATTTTAAGTGGCTTAAAAGGAATTAAAAAAGAGATCAAGGCAGTACAAGACCAAATGGTAGGTCTTGATGCTGGCTCTCAAGAGTTCGTCAAATTAGCACAAAGAGCAGGGGAGCTGAGAGATCAGATGAAAGATGTGGCAGAGGCAGTCAATGCCAATGCTGGTCCAGCTATAGGTAGCTTTGGAAATAACCTCAGCATCGCTAGAGGTCAACTAGGTGAGCTAGACATCACTGGCTTTGGAGAATCTATGAAAAGGATGGGTGCCAATGTCAAGTCTGTATCATTCAAAGATATGGGGGAAGGCATCAAGTCAGTAGGGGGTGGTTTTGCATCATTGGGAAAGGCACTACTTTTCAATCCAATCTTCCTAATATCCACTGCAATTTTGGGTATAGTAGCCAATTTTGAAAAGCTCACTCAAGCTGGTGGGTTGGTTGGTAAGATATTCGGTACTATTGGTGATTTTGTGAACACTGCAAAAGATGCATTTTTTGCTTTTACTGACTCAATAGGATTGACCAATACAAAAGCTGCTGAATTAGCAGAGGCTCAAAAGAAGCGCAATGAGGAAATGATAGCCGATACCAAAAAGGCCAATGATGAGGTAGATAAGATGCGTGAGGG